TACCCCTGTCCTCGCATTGTTGCGAATTGTTCTTAATTGAATGAAAAAGCAGGATCTAAAAAAATTGACCTCGCATAATGCGCCCTATGCAAAAAAACTACCGTGATCTAACGATTTTACACGGCAGCTTTTCTACATAAGGCAAACGATAATTATGCGAAGTCTTAATGTTACGTTTTTAACCAGGACAATAACCTTAACCTGGCACAGGGTTATTATTCCCTGGCCAAGAAGATTTTTATCCACAATTTTTGTGGATAAAACCGTGAACAGCACGACACTAAACCACTAACCACAACAACTCACATCAAATTGAGCAAAATCTAAACGATATTATCGATATCGGCCATTGAACTTCATCGGCTTTGTAATTTCGCTACGCTCAACAGTTTTATATTTCAGGAACCCTTCACGGGCTCCCGATACCCTCCCCCTAAAAGTTGAAAAAATCATCATCAATGCAATTTTATTTTAACGAGTCGTAAAAGCATCAAGCAGATTAGCGGTTTCCAATAAAAAAAGACTTTGAAAAAACCATTTTGATTTTTTTTATCGGAGCCTCCGCGAATCAGCTTGACCCTTTTACTTTTCCTCGTTGTCTTTTAATTGCATTAACGATTGATTTAATTAATTTTTAACTACGAGGTGGAACATGAACGATATACAACAAATAAAAAGTATCGAAATTGACGGGTGGAAAGTCGTTGGCTCGGCATTCAAAAAACCAACGTCAAAATTTATGAAAGAATCTAACAAAGAAAATTGGAATAGAGTAATCCCTTGGTACAGCTGGCTTTTAATTACCTGTAAATGTAATGATAAACTTTACTGGATAGCTCAAAAAGAAGTTTAAATTATCACCTAGCCAAGGACGGCTTTTAAATCAAAAACCGCCCCCCCCTACCCCCGGGCCGCTACTATAAGGCAAGCCCCCAAACGCCTAGCGGCGTTTAAAAAACCAAAACAACCCCACCAACCCAATTAAAGAAACAAGGATAACCACCGGCAAAGATAAAGCATGAAACGCCTTAAAAATCACCCCATAAACCAAACCGTGCACCAAGCTTGATGTAATAATCCGGACTATATCAAAACTACTGTGAGACTGATATATCAGAAAATTTATCATTAGAGGCTACAAAACTTTTAGATTGAACTTGATCTTGAACATTTTTATCATGATCAGGCTTGAAATGATTAAAGGCATGATGTTGTACATACATGCTGCAAACATCAGCAGGCATATCAACAATCGTAGCTTGTTGAGTATAACAGGCACAACGATGATCATCTTTCTTTGTCGATTTTATGCAACCTACTACCACCGGCATAGATACGGGCTTTGCCAGTTCCTTATAAATGGGAGCAGTCCACGGCAAACCAACAACAACCGGAGTCATAGCAGTTTCCAATTTTTCCGGACTCGATAAATCAACTTTATCACTTTGTTTATTGGACGAAGCACCGAAGGTGGCCGGCGATGACTCGCCGCCCCCCTTCGATACTACAACAGCTTGCTCTTGAACAGAAAAACGTGACTTAATACGAAGTCCGACAAAAACAATTAAAAACGATGCAAGAACCGCAAGACCAACGGCACCATAAAAAGCCAAAGGTTTACGCTTATCCTGGCTAGTATGCACCTCAGCAGAATCATACATAGCATAAACCCGCTTAGGGAGCTTATAAGGCCGCGTAACCGCATCAGAACGCGAAGAAATATCTTGTTTACACTCCGGCCATTCGTACTGCTTACGACCCGACCAACGCCCCACTAAATGAACATGACGACCCACAAGCGATCTAACCGCTACATCAAAAAGATTAGGGCCTTGAGAGATAATCCAAAAATCAACGCCATAATGCCGGTGCGTCTCAAGTCCGGAAACTGATGTAGGCTTTAAAGCAGAACCGGTTCTAGGTTTCCATATACGCTGAACTTCATCAACAACGATTAAATCACCTGAAGACTTCCATTTATCCCAATCCTCAACAAATTTAGGAGCCTGTAAGATTTTTATATGGTCATCCTGAACCCGGCAAATATCACAAAGCTGCGATCGGCAAAAAATCTGCTCATGAGACAAACCCCGTAAATTACGAATACCATGAATATAAAAATCACGATTAGGCTCATTCTTTCGAAGATCAAGAAGCTGATCAATTAACCAAGCTGTTTTACCAGTACCAGGACCGCCAGTAATTAACGTAATCATAAAACCCTCAATTTTTTAATAGCCATAAAAGTGGCCCGAGTAATTAAAGCAGAACCCAAAATCCCCAACGAAGTACCAAAACCAAAAAGATTCAATAACGCCAAAACAGAACCATTTAACAAACTATATGTAGCCTGGATATGATTAACAAAATCATTCGCCAACGTTGAAAGAACGGCATAGGAAACAACACCCATACCCAACGAAAGCAAAACACGCGCAGCAATAGAACCGGTTATTGCTATTAAAAACGGCCCAAGTAAAGCCCAAATGGCAGGTAACATAATTATTATTCCTTAATCGAACCAAAAACAATTAAACCAGCAGAAAGCCACGCCAAGGTAATAACGATCGGTGAAGCCATAGAAGCAAAATCACAAATAGGCTGATAACTGATAGAAATAGAACCATGCGAAGTAGAAATAACATTAGGCGCAGGACAAGAACCGGAAACGGAATTACCGGAAACCGTAGACATGGTTAAAGATTGAGTAGTGATAGCCTCAGCACCAGGAACAACACCAAAACCATTAATACGATCTGTCTTATCCTGTAATGCGTTTTGCTGCATTTGATCAGCCATAGATTTTAAAGCCGCAGTATTCTCAGCATTTTGAGCGTCAATAGCGGCTTGATTAGAATTTTTAGCATTAGTTGCATCGGTAGCAGCAGTTGAATTAGCAGCAGAAGCCGCGGCGGCTTTAGTGGCATTTGTAGGATCAGCAGCAGCAGCAGCATTAGCAGCATCAGCAGCAGCTTGAGAAGCAGCAGCCCGAACAGCACTCGCAGCCTTTGTTGCAGCAACCTCGGCAGCCTGTTTAGCAAATTCGTCTACATTAGTTTTATTAATGCATTGAGGAATTCCAAAAATATAACCATGCACCTGGTTCGAGTTACATGCTACACCATCATTAGCAACACACGTCCAAGTACCATCATCATGCATACCAACAGGACAACCATTAGGCGGATCAGTTAAACACTGATCATTAGCAGTTGAAGCATGAGAATGATTTGGACAAGCTAATTGCATCAACTTACATGTATTAGATGCATTATCGTAAGTCTCAGCAGCACCACAAGTCGGCGGCGTTTGGCATTGACCAGTTGAACCATTACGAACTGTACCAGCTAAACATTCTTTAAGACCACAAACACCAAAACCATTATCAATTTCAGGAGGTTTACAGATAATAGGAACAAAACAAACACCAGAAGAATTACGAATAGAAGGTGCAACACAAGAAGGCACATTAATACAAGAAGTACCAGAAAGAGAACCACCATAAGGACATGAACGAGTTGAAAGATCAAGAACCATTAATAGATTAGATGGATTAGCAACATTTATACAACCTAACCCCGATTGAATAATAGAAGTAGGAGCATAATAAACAGACATTGCAGCACAAACACCCGCAATAGTAGTAGCATGCAAAGAAGAATTATTAGTTGATTGATAAAGGGGATCAAGTACAGCAGAATAAGAATCAGCAAAAACCAATCGAGAAAAACTCAACAAAAACACAAATACTAATTTGAGAACGTTATCCACGCCGCCCCCAATACCGCTAAATAAATTGAATAAACATAAATATCAGCAATCATAAAGCCCGCCTTACAGCTTTAATCGCCCAGGCAGAAGCCCAAACCAAAACAATAGAAGTAGTAAGAATGACGGCATCATCAACGGTCAAACCGGTCTGAGTTGTTAACGGGCCAACAGCCGAACAAGCCGGAAAAATAAACTCACGCTGAGAACCCGACAAATAAAGAATCGTTGAAGAAGCTGTATCTAAAAAACTTGTAAACGGTATTGACACAAAAACATCAAGAGACGATCGCAACGCTACAGACGCTTCCGGAACCGTTGAAAAACAATAATCCTTAAAAGCAAAACCAGTCATAAAACACCATAAAAAAAGGGGACATAAGCCCCCTTCTAAAATCAAACGAGGCGTTGATTTTGTTTTGAAATTAAAGCGCGCGGCGAACCAGCTTGATAGCGAATATACCCGCAATAACAACAGTTACAGCAGCACCAACCGTAGCAGCATCAGTACCGGCAGTCGTTAACGCGGTAGTAATAGCAACATCAACAGCAGCAAAAGCAGAACCAATAGAGGCAACCGCTAAAACAACCAATTGACCAAAACGATTTTTAAAAATTTTCATGATAATTTTCTCATTACAAGATTAAAGATTGGCAAAATGCCGGTTTGAAAGTTTTGACAAGACTTACAACTTGATTAAGTCGAAGAAAATTCTGTTTGATTAACCAGGACTAAAATTCTTTTAAGAAACTTTTTCAAAGCCAACAATAATATTTTTTGATTCACGATCTAATGAAGTAGTTAAGTCCATTTGAATCGGCACACCTTTAAAAGAAGTATGAAATTGATTTTGAAAAGACGTGGAAAAATTAGTATCAACAGACATTTCAACCGAACTAAAACCCTCACCGCGTGACTGAAAATTAGAATTTTCTACATCACGAAAAGGCACCAGAACAACTGCTCTAGTCATGGAATAAGGTTTTTGAGATTCTTTAGCAATTCCAGAATTGGTAAAAACACAAGCAACGATAAGTTTCATATAAAATTTTCCTGTTTTAGGATTAAAGAAAGTTTTGGAACTACTTGGCGAAATGCCAAAGAAGGTGGAGCATCATCAGGAGCAATATTTAAAGCTTTACGCCAAAGCTGGTTGAAATTTGAAGGGTTATAAGTAATGGCTTCCCATTGCTCATGAGTACCGCCAATAAAAAAATGATGCGCTTTAATAGCTGCATGAATGCGAGCATTTAAAGAAGCTTTCTCGGGATAATTAAACGCTGAAAAAAAAGCCGGATCATTCAACGACCAACCCGGCAAAGTTTCAACTTGAGAAGCAAGTGAACGAACCCGATCTTTTGGGGACATGTGAGCTTTAGCATTTGGCGTTATCATGAAAACCCCCTACCCTAAGCAGCAATTAAGCCGCGCTCATAAGCCCAAACCGGATTGGCAACCGGCACAGCTTCAATGATGCGCATCATGGGAATGACGTTATTATGTTCAGGTGCTAAATGCATAGAAGCTATATCAACACCGTATTCAAGCAATAATCGACGATGCTTATAAAAAGTTTGAATATTCATTAAATTTCGAACATCAGAACCTTGTCGCCAAAGTTGAAAAGTGGCCTGTAAATGTCGAGGCATTTTTAAAAGTTGTTCATCATGAACGGTAACTTGTGTTGTCATGTCGATTTTCCCCAAGTAAGTATTGAATAATTGATTAAGAAGTTCAGGGGTTAAGTGGTAACCGTGCGTAATACCGTGCTTTTCTAACTCTTTTGAAAAAATACGCATTTCAGCGCGTAACTTGCCCTCAATAAACTGTTCAAGACCAAGATTTTTTAAATAATCAGGTAATTGATGCGAACTACCCTTTGCCAACATTTCACGAAACTTATTATAAAATTTCATTGCCCAACGTTTTGACTCTTTACCCAAATAAACGGTACCTTTATCGCGTTTAGCTCGACCATGCCGAGAATGTGCACGCATATGAGCCGCATGAAGCCACGCTTCAACGCTAAAATCGTTACCAACGTCAAAAAGCTGATTTACATCCAACATTTTTACCTTGTAATCACCTTTTCTAATTTTTGCCAAGGTAATATCAGGACTAGACCAGCCGTCCAAATGATCTTTTTGAATTTCCATAATTTTCAAAAATGAAAGTTCAAGAAGACGATTCAAATCACGAGAACCAAAAACATTATGACCCTGTAAAAACTTGGCAAGATTGCCATCAATCATTAAACCCGAAGCCATACCATAACCCGCAGAACCCACAGACTTAATCATCAACCGTGTATCGTGAGAAGATCGACATTCGATAGCTTTGACACAATCCCAAGCCATTTCCCCGTTAGAATCAAACGACAAAACATGACCAGCAGGAATAGGATCATGCAAAAAATCAACCTCACCTCGAAACCAATCAATCATAAAATTCCATTATTTGTATACAAATCCCAAATGATTTGTTGGTATTTTATAAACTAATCCCTAATGATGTGTCAATAAATTATTTATTAATTAAAAATTAATGGAATAATGAATAAATCACAAAAAACAAAAAAAAGGGAAAATCATGGCGACACACCATTCATTAAGGGTTAGAGGAAACAGATGGGAAAAAATAGAAAAAAAAGCTTGGGAATTCTCGATAAAAGCCAATAAAGTTATAAAGCCAACCGATGTAGCAGACGCATTACTAAGTAAATTTTTAGAAGTAATTACGATAGAAGATGTAGAAAAAGAAAAAGAAACACGTTAAAAATTATCATATATGATACAAAAGGACAGTACTACTTACCCCTGTCCTCGCATTGTTGCGAATTGTTCTTAATTGAATGAAAAAGCAGGATCTAAAAAAATTGACCTCGCATAATGCGCCCTATGCAAAAAAACTACCGTGATCTAACGATTTTACACGGCAG